TATATGTTTCTACTGGTGGGAATAATGTAGTTACTACTGTTGGATCGGATAACGTAAATGCATTATCCTTATAAAAAGTTAAATTTGTTATTTTATCACCCCCAATAAACTGATTATTTTTAGTAAACCCAAATGTATCATCATTGGGTAACATTATAATAGCCGATTCAGTAGTATCTGTGTTTATAATTCTACTAACATTAATTCTAGTAAATGGTAACATTTCAATTGTAGGAGTAATTGAATTAAATTCGTAAAGTGTAGTATCAAATTTAGATGCAATTGCTGGGCTTGCTATACCTAGCGGAGTTATGGGTATTGATAATTTAGGTGGGGCTGTATTAGGTATATTTAATAGTGGATTCAGCCAAATAGACTGATTAGACTGAATTGCTAATGATCTAGATGTATTATTAGAGTTAAAACCGTCTTGAGTTGATCTACTACCTTTATACCTAGGACGAATATGTTTTTCTAAAGTATAATAATAATCTTTAACAGGAGCTTTTTCAGATGAGCCAGATATTACATATTTAAAAAATAATGGATTTGTTAAATAATTTGAATCTAATGATTCTATATATTGGCTTGGTTCTACTTTATCAATATTAGCATAAATAGAATCATAATCACCTCCTTCAAAAGGTTTAGGTAAATATGGACTATAAAATACTAAGTTGCTTGAACCAGTTTGAGCTAAACCAAACACACTAGGATTTGCTAATTTAACATTAACATACATGTTTGATGCTGTGATGCTAGAATTATCACTTTCATTAGTAATTGCCCAAAAATAACTGTCTCCTTTTTTAGGGGTAGAATCAAGAGCTGTTAATGTTGCTGTAGCTGAGATTTGAGAAGCTGCTCCTACTACTGTTCCAGCTGCTAAAAGACTAACTCCATTTGATAGTTGCAAATCAGTACTTTGAAATATTGGTTGAGAACCAAAACCCGATGGACTATATTGAGAAAATTTAAATAATAAAATTCGTCCTTGCCACGAACTACCTCCAACACCATTATCTGCCGTTAATTCCATTTGTGCTTCAATAAATAAAGGCACATTTATCCAATCTTTTATAGTATAAGTACTAGCAGTTATATCTACAGCAACTTTTGGGTTTTCATAAGATGCAGTATAATAATTTAAAGCATCATATAAAACTACATCTGCTATAATAGGTTTACTACTAAATAAAGTACTTCCTCCATTTGCATATCCATTTGTTATGTATGCTGATACACTACCTGCTGAATATGAAGCAGATGCTGAGTATTCTAAGATAATACCACTTAAATCTAAAGGATATGTATTTAATACAGGGTAATAAGAATATACCATATAATTAGAATAATCTGCTTTAGATAAAACATTATATTCTACTGTACGAGTTGGGTATTGTATTTTAAATGAATCTAAATATGATAAACTAAGACCATAATAATTTCCTTGTATATCCGTTTTAGACATTTTTATGTATGCTTCTCCAGAACTGGATGGATTTGAAGCAAGTATATTTATTTCTCCATTTCCAGGAATAGATTCATACCAACTTCCTGTGTTAAATGAATAAAATTTAACTTTATAATTTGATTCAGGTTGAACTAAACTAAGAAAAATATTATCACCATTTAAATTTCCGTCTGTAGCTACTAATTCCGTTCCTTGTAATTCACCATCAAAAAATTCTTTTTGGTCAATGTGGCTTATATGTGATAGACCCGTTGGTCCAACAAATGGCTCAATCCAACTTTGAGTTAAATTTATAACTCCAGGATATGTAAATGTAGTAGATGAAGGAATAATATCTACTGAGCTTGAGTGCCATAAGATAATATTATTAAAAGGATTAGGGTCTACAGATGATGTAAATCCTGCTGTAGCTAAATCTGTTGGTAAATTAACATTAGTATTCCCAGTTAATATTATTTGATATCCGGATGATGTTAAAGTAGTTATATCTACAGATTGACTATACCAAGTATTATATCCTCCACCACTTCCAGAAAGATATAACCAAAGAGTATATCCATCTAATGGCACACTTGGAGATAAAATAATATCACTACTTGCAGTTATAGTAAAAGATTGATAATTAGAATTATCTGCTACTGAGTGTGATACAGGGCTTAAATTAGTATGATAACTACCTGACCATCCTGAGTAGTAAATATCTATATTATTACCTGTGCTCCATCTATATGACCCTCCTCTGGCAACAAAAGACATAGTTCCAAAAGTAGCTATAGTATTTGAAGTGTGTGATACTGTGGAAGCACTAGTATTATTTTCATACTCAGGCATTACTCCTCCAGGACCAACTGATAGTTTATAAAGTGGAGACTCTTCGTAATTATATGGGAAAGATTTAACTGATCCTGAGTAGTCTTCAAATTCATAACTTCCTTGGGCAGGAGCGTATTTATTTCTTTCTAATAAGTGTTGTTTAATAATAATACCTGTTGATAAGCTAGTTCTAGCAGGTACAAAATCTTTAATTAATTTAAATAATGAATTGTCAAAATATTTAATTAATCTAACATAATCTACTAAATCATAACTAGAAGAATATTTTGCAAAGTATTGATCTCTAAGTTGATTAAAATCAGCATATTCAGTAGTTTTTTTATTTATTAATTGTCTTGGATCACCTATATAATCTCCAATATTAAAATAACCTAATTGACTAATTATATCTTTATTTATTTCATTTTGAGGAGAAAAAGCTACTTCAGCATAATTTATATCGTTAGTATAACTTTGACTTGCTTCGTAATTTTGTTGTAAAGATATTAATGATGATAAAGTATCTCCTGCTGGAATGAAAGTGTTTTCTATTTTAATTTTATTAGAGATAATATTTCTAATACCTGCAGGAAATTGATCTAAATATATTACTTCCGTATTAGGGATAAATGAATAACTTCCACTAAAAGTATAAATACTATTTCCACTAGAAAATGATTGGGTAACTGGGTAGTAAGATATACCGGGGTGGACTGAGGTTCTTGCTGAGCCACTTTTATCTAATTCACTACCTAAAGGTGCTCTAAATATTAATGTAGCTTGAGATGTTTGTGATCCATTTAATTGATTAGATTCAATTGAATATGGATTCATTACATAATCATTAAATACACTTTCACTAATAGCTACACTATAAAATCTTAATTCTTGAAATGATCCAGAGAATGGAGTATAGGTTTTACCTGCTATACTTTTACTAGAAGAATATGATAAATAAAAGTTACTAGCTGAAACTGAGTTTATCCAAAATCCACTACTTGTAAAACTACTAGATGCTTGGAAACCAATTTTGTTACCATCATATCCACTATATATCTTGTTTTTAAGATATAAACTGCTAGTTCCAGCATAACATGTAGTTAAAACAGACCACCAATTACCATCAAAAATAGGTAAATATACACTAGCGGAAACACTTCCACTTATTAGTTTTAATGTACCATACTGGTACTCAGGGTTAGCTATAGAAGAACTATACGAACCAGTAGCATACCCGCTTCCTGTATATTCTATAACTATATCATACGCCGAGCCTGAGAACGAAGCTAATGACTGGCTAAAACTAGAAGTAGTAGCTACAGGAATACCTGTAGTTTTAAATCTAAATTCAACTGTACTTAATGATGCACTAGTGATTCCTGATGGTATAGCTTTAGATACAAATCCTGAGCTTGTAGTAAAGAATTCATAGTTAAATTGGTCTTGAAATTGATCCCAATCATTTGCATTGATTTTATTTTTACCACCAAATTCATTTACACTAAGAATAGTATCAGGAATACCATACAAATTTATTAATAATTTTATTCCTTCAACTGTACCTTTTTTCTTAAATAATAAAGGTAAATTATGATATATTCTTTTATATGTTCCTATATTAACATTTTCTAATGGAATTATATTATTAGAAGCCGTTATATAATTAGTAATTAATTCACTTCCTGTTGGAGGTAGTAAATTTAAATTATTAGTTATACCTAAAAATGAAGAATATAAATCATTTGTTGAAAAATTATTTTGATAAATTTTAATACCAAAATCTTTTAAAACGTCCGATACAACATCTCTTGATATTCCATATTCTATTCTATTATCAGCGTTATATTTATTTGCTACTTCTTCATAATAAAGATATAAAACATCAAAATGTTGTCCAACCATTTCAACAAACAGTTCATATGGTGCGTTTTGGGGGTCTTCTTTTAAAAATAAAGGTATAGCATTTATTAAAGCATCTTTATTTTCAGAATCATATATAGACGCTGTATCTAATTGTCCATTTAACCATGTTTGGCCTTGTGAAGAAGTTGAGGGATAATTTATATATGGTTGGATTGAATTAGATTTAGGCCAAGAAGTACTGCCTGAATCGTAGTACAGGTGATATTCGTAGCCGTCAAATCCTTCTTCAATTTCTTTAATTTTATTTAAATAAACATTTTGACTAGAAGATAAATAATTATTTATTGGAGATAATGAAGCACTAAGTGCTTGTTGATTATAATCTTCAATTAATGTTAATTTATAATAAAAATTCTCTAATCTAGTTTCAGCAGAAGAAAAATGAATAAAATTATTATAATCAGTATAATCAATATTTAAACGAATTGATTTATTCTTTAATACATTATTTAATTGATTAGTTAATGATGAAGAAAGTGAGGTTTGTAATGTATTATAATTAATATAATCAGTAGTATTATTAACTTGATCTTTTAAAGGTATATTAAAATTAGGTCCTTTAATTGGTACTCCAATAGTGATTTCATCATCAAAACTAATTAATACTTCAACAGAATAAGCAATAGAATTTGCTAATTTATTTATAACCCATAATTGAGATTTTAAATCAAATTTTTCAGGAAGTGGTTCATATAACTTAATTAAAACTGTATTATTTTGTAATAAAATATTATTAGCTATAACTAAATCATTATCTCCAAAATTTAGGTAAAAATCTGGAAAGTAAGAAGATGAAACGTTATATTGTTGTATAAATGTGTTTGCTCCTTCTACTATTTGTTCATCTGAAAGATTTGTAGATGATAAACGTAGTTCAGTTCTATCATTAGAAATTTCAGATATATAATAAGTGTTAGTAGGAGAAGAATTTAATAATAATTCTATAAAATTATATAATATATAATAAGTCCCACTATTTGTCCCTAATCCATATGATTTTATATCGTTTTCAGGATCTATAGTAATATTTGAGCCTAATAAAGAATAAGATTTTAAATCATAATCACTAACAATATAACTATTATCAGAATTAAAAAACGATACTTCTATTTTATTTACTGAAGGGTCAAAATTAATATTTTCTATTAAAAAACTAGGAATTAAACTATCGTCAGATGGCTGATAGTCTTGGAATTCAAAATTAACAGGATTGACATTAGATATATTATATTTTTCAGTCATTATTTTGAAGATAATTGTATAATTTGTTTAGTTAAAGATAAATTTTCTTCTCGTAAAGCAGTTATCTCTTCTAAAAGAGCTTGAGCTGTATTATCTATAAATTGAAAATTTATATATTCACTACTTTTTTTAACTAGATATTCATGTGAATTAGTTTCACCTGTTTTAGGTATATCAAAAAATAGATTATTATAATCATTAAAAAATATAGCTACTTGATCTTCAGGAGTAAGAGATGAAGTAACTGGTGGTGGAGGTACTAATTGGGTAAAAGAAGTATCAATTATATTAGCATATTGTCTTCTTTCATAAACCGATTTATTTAAATTAAGTTTATCCATTTAATATTTTAAAATAATAATTATCGTCTAAAATTAGAGTTTCTCCGTTAATTAATGTTTTAATTAAAAATTTATAATATCTTTCTGGTTCTAAGCCGTTCATATAAATTATAAAATAATTACCTTGATCATCTGCGCTTATTTTAGTATAAGTTGTATCAAAGTCAATTACAAATTCATTTGTGTATAAATCTTTTACAGCATAATAAGATGCAGTTGGTAAAAGATAATTTTTTACATAAAATGAACTAGTTTGGAACGTACGAGGAGGATATTGTGGGCGCACGTCTAATCTAAATTTTTCAATACTATTTATATCAAAAAATCCTTTATTATTAGGAAAAGTAGCTACTATTTGAGATGAAGTTATAAATGTTAAAGAACCTGAAGCTGATCCAGTATTAAATGAATAATCATTCCACCTAAATTCTAGTTGTGGAGGGTAAATAGTATGAGTATCTACAGAAAATAAAGACATATCTGGCTCTACAGAACCACTTTGATTGTACTCTATGCTTGAGCTCCATTTTAAAATAACCCCATAATTTGATATACTACCTGAGTACCATGATTTGACTATATCTGTAATATTTGAGTTAATATCTTTAGTAGATCTAATATCGAATGATTGAGTCACTTCATATACTGACCCAGATGCAGAACCCGTATACCATGATCCTCCTCCAGGATTTGTGGTGGTAAAAGATGCCGTTATATATGCTCCAAATGAAGAGGTAGTCCACTTACTACCACTAACAAAATTTGTCCATGCCCAACTTGCTCCATTTTCTGTGATAGGGGTATAATTAGATTTTCCAGTTCCGTTTGCCCAATCTTGAGCTAATGGATATATAAATAATTTAGAATCATTTACTATACCTTTAGTATTTGCATTAAATATTTTTAAATTAGATTGCCATTGAGAACTACTAACTTTATTTTGAAGTACATCTACAATTTCAGTTGTATCAAACGCTATTAAAGATCTAGCTACTTCTGCCGCTGAGATAAAAAGAGGATCTGTGTAACTTGTTCTATTATATATTTCTAAAATAGAATCTAATCCAGTATTTTTAGTTGGATATAAAGAATATAATGTTGTATCTTTACTAGGGAATATTTTATATACTGCCATTTTAATGTATTATAGTGGTACTACACGTCCTTGAATATCTGTTTCTGGGTATCTAACTTCAAAAATCATAGGGTCTAAAGATGGGTAAAGCACATTATTTAATGTTGCTCCTTTAACATCATAAGCATATTGAGAATATCCTATATCAGATCCTACTTTATTAATTATTTCTACATTTTTAACTGTTTGAACTCCATCAATGTTATCTAACAATATAAAAATATCTTTTAAAATAATAGGTTGGTTAATTTGCCATTTATCTATAGAAAAATAATTTTGTAAGGCAATAATACAATTATTAATTACATCGTTATTATTATAATCTGGGAATATTATTATATCAAAATTTACTCCTATATTAATTATAAATGCATCTTTAATTCTAATAGAATCACCTATTACTCTATATTGAGATAGATATGTTAATAAATTTTGTTTAAGTGTTAAAGAAGTGGTATTTAATTTTTTATTAGAATTATATGATAAAATATTTAAATCTAAAACAGTTGGAGATTCACCAAATGATAAATTTTGAATTTGAGTTGGAGATACATATGCTTTGGCAATATTTCCATATTGTGGGGGCATGCTTAATGCTCTAATTATATAGTCATCTTGAGTTACAGTTCGTAATTGAGTACTATAATTTGAAATAGTATTTTGTCTTATTTGTTCAATTGTGTCTCCATCTCCACCACCATTAGCCGCTTCTAAATTATTTACTGCTAAAGAATTTCTTACAGTTTGTGCTGTGGAGGCATTTAAATTTCCTACTAAAAAAGTAACATTACCATTTAATTGAGTTATAGTGTTTGAATCTAAATTGGCCGTTACTCCTCCCCCAGTTAAATATCTAACTGTTAAAATAGTATTTGAAGGAGCAATACCATAAGTATTAGCAAACATAAAATTTGTAGGACTATAAGCAGTTGTTAATTTACTTTGTTTACTAGGTAAACCTAAACCTACATTATCTGAGTTAGGGATTATAATTTCGTCTGCGTCAGCGGATGTTCCTGCTCCAAATTGAATTTGAAGTGAACCTGTATCTAAAAATCTTGTAACAAAACGCCTTTGAACTTTTTCTAATTTTAATAAATAAGGAGCATCTCCAATATTTTGAAAATTATTTGGATCATTTGGATTTGTATTTTTAATAGAATTATAAATTGTATCTTGAGCTAAATAATCTACTTCATACCAATCATTCCCCTCAGTATCTACACAATCTAATATACCTATAATTCTGTCAGCGTTTATATTTACAGTTGGAAACTGTTGAGGTATACCAAATGAAAATGTAGTTGTATTAATAGTAGCAGATATTGCTTCTACATTTTTCTTAAGTAAATAATAAATAGGGTTAACACCTGATATTTGGTATACACTGACTTCAGTTGGGTCTGAGGAACTTGAGATAGTAAAGTCTACATCATCTTGGGTTAAAAATGAAGAAGCATTGTTTAATGTAGATGATACTACTGCGTTTCTACTAATTTTTAAAGCATAATTAAAATCCGGAATATATGTGCTTCCACTTAATATAGATGGGACTATTTGGTATATAGATATGTCTGCTACCGCAGCGCCTGTAACTTTTGGTTTATAACCAAACATATATGCTAATTCAAATAAATTATTTGTTTGTTTAGCATATTGTAAAAATGTTTCTTGTACTTGATTATCTAAATAAAATGATAAAACATCTCCAACATATGAAGCCATTTCCATAACCATCATACCAGGTGATGCAGGGCTAAAGTCATTATATGTTGTTGGAAAATATGTTTTAGAAAAGTTTATAAGAGCACTCTTAAATGAGTCAAAATCTCTGTTTAAATATTTTATATCTTTTTTACTAGCCATTATAAAGTAATTTCTAATTTATCTGTTATGTTAGTGTTAGGGACACTATATTGTAGCATTATATCAAGTTCATTTGTATCAGGTGACTCAGTTATTACTAAACTTTCTACATTTATATTTGTAAAAAACTGATTGATTTTAGATTGTATATCATCTTTTAAAAAAGATGTGTTACCTGTAGTTAATTGTTCAAATATAAATGCTCGTATATTTGCTCCAAAATCTACATTTAAATATCTTTCATTTTTATTGGTTAAAAAATAATTGATTAAATTTGCTTTAATAGCATCTTTAGTCATATATGTTGAAACAAATCCTACTGGGCCATTAAAAGGTAATCCTATACCTATTGCTACACTAGGTTTTGTATCTATAGGATATATTTTTCTAGCATTAAAAGCCATTATTTCTTACCTATTAGTCCCATTATTTGATCTAAACCTAATTGTCCACCTGGTAATGAACTACCTTCAGACATTGTATTTACAGGTCCATTAACTTTAAAATCACCAGCAAAGCCCGAAGATGGACCTTGGGCCATTTCACCTAGTATATCCATATATGCCTTTTTAGTATCTATGGCGGGTTTAGGTGCTTGATGTGGTATGTTTTTGGTTGTAAAGTTTAATGTAGTTGATTCGTTAACTGGCATTTTTGGTGCCTTTACAGCCTCGAGTAAAATGTCCTTCAATTCGTCGTGAATTGCTTCTTTTACTGCTTCTTTGATAAGTTGTTTAAGGATGTCGGTTTTCATTTGTTATAAATATTATACTTTTAAATTATCTCTATCAATTGCGAATTTTAATTCATCTAATAATATCGTTACATTTGATGCAAAGGATGATTCAGTACGTAAAACTATAACACCATTAGGATTACGGGCCACAGCATATCGTTTAGGAAATCTTAAATCACTTTTATCGTCTAACAATATTTCTAATTTAAATCCTTTATAAGTATTATCTGAGTTAGGTGTAGGGGATTGAAGTTTTCTAATTAGACCACTATCTTCTAAATTAAGTAAATTATTTATTAATAAATTATTAGCACCCGTACCACCGGCGTTTCCATTATTGGTATTAGCCCCTACCCCGGTACCTGTTCCCGTTCCAACTCCTACTCCGGTACCGGTCCCTGTTCCGGTGCCTGTTCCGGTGCCTGTTCCTGTCCCAACTCCAGTTCCTATTAAAGATGCTTCTTCTTTAGAAATTTTATCAGCACATAATTCTATTAAAATATCTAAAAGTTGTAAAACATTTATTATTTGGTCTAAAGAATTATCTATATAATCTTTAATTTCACTAAGAGAATTAATTTGTAATTTTAAAACATTTGCTTTATCTTTAATAGTTTTTAAAGTATCTCCTGCTGTATTTATTACTCCAATTGGTGTACCTGGGGGGACGGGAATTGGAGCTACCAATAATGCGTTCGCAGCTGTGGTAAAGGCATCTAAAATGGGTTTTAAAGGATCAGTAGTAGTTGTTATTAATATACTTTTTTTCTTAATTCCTCCTAAAACCTCTACTAATGTATTTCTAATATTAATTAACTTTTCAAGTGTTCTTTTTGGTGGACAAAATGATTTAAAATTAATATCTTGTTTATTAATTTGATTTAAAAGTTCTTCACGAATTTTACTTTCAGCATATACTCTAAGTTGTTTTTTTAAATCATCTATAACTGCAGGATCTACATTTCCACTAGTAGCCACACTAGTTATTTTATTTACTATATCTTTATTAAGGTTAAATCGGGATGTTGAAAGATCAACAACTTTATTTAAGATTTTATATTTATTATCTACTACATATTGTATAGTAAATTGTCCTAATTTTGCTAAACTCATATTATATTAAAAAATTAGTAGTAGACTTTAAGTTATTTGGTAAATTTAATTGATTTTTTAAAGTAGTTAAAGCAGTTATAGCATCTGTCGCCGCTATATTAACAGCAACTTGGGGAACAGGTGGAAGAATTTCTACTAATACACTTAATGCTGTTGATAAGTTAATTACATGATATATAATAGTATCAATAGCATTTACAGTTTCATTTCCTCTTAACATTGGATTAGTAGTATCTTTATTACCTAGTTTAATATTTTTAGCGTTAACTACAAAATTCGTATTTGTATCAAAATTAAATCCTTTGACAGAATTAAATCCAATAGTTAATGCTGAGTTGAATAATATATGATCTTTATTTGAGGCCAATAATAAACGGTTTGCATTTAAAACAATTTGACTCCCAACATATTGGGTTGGATCAGTTGGGATGTATGAAGTATAACTTGTAGTTAAAAATTTTTGAGATAAGGTAATAGGAATCTTTTGAGTACTAGTTAAATATATAGAAGATAAATCTGTATTTATATTTTCTGTTACTGGGATGTATGAAGTTTTGGATGTTTCCTTTTCATTTTGTCCATTGCTAATTATAGTTATGGGACTACCTACTTCACCTTCTTTAGACCATAAATTATTTTTATCCTCTACAGTACTACCTAAACGAATAGAATTACCCCACCTTCCTTCTGTTACATAATCACCCGGGTATAATTGGTTTGGAGAAATATTTGGAGATTCTTTTATACCTAAACTTACTTGATTAGAAAATGTGTTTCCAACTGTTTTATTTACAGCTCCTGCTGTAATTGAAGAATATGATTTGTTTTGACCTGATGCTTTATTGATGTTTAAACTAAACGGATTAGCATTATGATGAGGAGAATTCCATATATTTATAGTACCTAAGTAATAAAAAGATTTTTTAGGGTTTCCGGTTTGAGATGTTTGATCAGGTAAAGAGTATATTAATACAATTTCATTAATACAAGGAACATATTTTTGAAAAGGAAAAGCAGGTTTAGCATAATCTTGAGCATTTTGATAAGTAGGAGCAGAATTAGGATTTTGTAAATTTTGAGTAATATCTACAAATCCTACAGACCCTAATGATTGATATTCTCCTAAATCTTTCCACGTTGCTTCATCAACATCTTCTTTATTACATATAACATTTGTTACTCTACCAAATTTAAAAATATCAAAAATTCTATCGGTATTAAACCCGACTAAATTACCCAAATTTTGAGCATTAGGACTAGATTGGTTATATAAACCAGCATATCCTGTTTTAACTGCCATTTTCTTTATTATTAAGTTTATCTATTTCACCTAACAATTGAGCTTTTTCTTCATCAGATATAATTAAACCACTTCCTGCTTCTACAGAGGCGTTATTTGCTACTACACGTTGAATTATAGTAGCCATTTTAATTAATTGTTCGTCGTTTTTAACTCCTATTTCAAGATATTCTTTAATTAAAGGAACAATTAATGTAGCATCACCAATGTTTTCAATTAGTGGCTTTAATTCACTGATTAAAGTTGAGATTTGTTTTTCTTTTTTTTTCTGGTTGTCGTATATTTCTTTCAACAAATCTGAAAACTTTTTATCACCAAATATGTTAGAATCTAATCCGTTCATGATGATAAATATTTATATTATTAAAATTTAATATATCCGTACTCTAAGTAAAAATTATAATTAGTTTTAAATATATTACTTAGTTTATCTGCTATTTTAGTTATTTTGGGTGTTTTAATATCAATAATTTCACGTATATAAATATATAGTGCTTTTTTATTAAATATCGTTAGATGATCACGTTTTCTAAATAATTCAAGAATAGCATCTGCTATTTTAGCATCTTCGTCTTTAGGAAATAAAGTATAAATGTTTGAAGTACAATATTCAATATACAAGTCCATAAATAATGCTAATTTATCATTTGCAGATAATTTATCACTAGGTGAGTTGTATTCCTCCATAACATATGATTCTGAGTTATCGTCGTCTAAAACAGATATTGGTATAGATGCTACTTTCTTTTTATAATTTTTTTCGTTGTACAATATTAACCAACGTTTAACAATAGTACCAAAATAAGAATATGCTTTAGTTCCTTTAGTATTATCAAACAAATGAATCTTACTAAGTAAGAACGTAATAATTTCATGTTGTAGATCTTCTAAATTTTCTACTTCAGTGTGATAAAATTTAAATGTATGGATAATATTTTGTGTAAGTTTAAAAAAGGCATAATGAATACCCTCTTCATAAATTTTACTTCTAATAATAGGATCTTTAGTTGTATTATATAAAACAATAGCGTCTTCAGTTTCTTGAGTAAAATAGTTCTTTTTAGCCATTATTTTATGGTTTTAAATTTATTTAATTCGTCTTGTAAGTATTGAACTTGATTAAAGAACCATCCTATTTCATCATCGCTTTTAAACATTTCTCTAGCATCTATTTCTTTAAGTTTTTTGTCTGAAAACTCGATTGTGCTTGAAAGGTTAGCAATGTAATTTTCATATGATTTAATCATATCCTCACATTTTTCATTTTTTCTTAATAAGTTATAGCTTGTGTAACTTAACACAAGTACTAAAACTGTTAAAATAATAATTAATATAATCATAATTTACAAATAAAAAAGGTTGTAGCTTTTGACCACAACCTCTGTTAATTAATTTTTTAATTAGTCGTTAAAAAAGTCGTCCATCACATTTTTCAAATTAGCACTTTTTATATTTCCAAGTGCTTTTGTTTTGATAGACTGCTTTTTTGCAGTTGTTTCTTTTGACTCTAATTTAAAATTCTTTTCTTGATTAGGCAAGTTACTTTTAAATTTAGGTAACCATTCATGTTCAAATTCAATTCTAGCAGCCATTAAATCCGCTTGGTGAACAATGTAAATTAAAGAAGTACGTGGTTTAGTCTCTGGCATCCAAGTAAGGAGGTATGGTTTGTTAGCTTCATCGTAAAGTCCGTCATGTAATTTAATTGCTAACATTTCATTTTTAGAAAATTGAATGCCATGAGACATTAATAAATGTAAACCACGATCTGGGACGGACATATATTCTAAACGGTCGTTAAATTTATAATCTTCACCTAGTTTATCTTTACGCCATTGATCAGTTTGAGGTATATAAGCTTCATTTTGCTCATCTCCCATTTTACCTAAATCATGGTTTAAAGCTGAAAATACAAGTTCTTCAAGTGTGTATGTTGAAGTATCTGTTCCATGTTTTTCCCAAACATGATGTAAATCAATAGCACATTCAATAACTCGATTAACATGATCTACATAACCACCTGGAAATGCATTGTGGTATTCTTTTTTATGAGCAGCAGGCATCATTATAATCCTATCCTGATATTTAGAATAAAATTCTAATAGACTTTCTTTTCTGGGAGATGAAATATAGGTGTTAATATAACCTATAAATTTATCCCAATTTGATTGAATTTGTTCTGCTGTTGTTCTCATATTAACCGTTTAATTCGTTTCCTATTATAGGTTCGTTGTTAATATACAAACGAATTTGCTCTACATGTTCTCGAATTTGTTCTAGTGTTTCTCTAGCACCATCCCTATCTCCTCTATTCAGAAATAGATTATTTTTATTTAAACTAGATTCAATACTGTCTAGTTTTCTAAGGATTGGTTCTCTATGTTTCATATATATGTTTTTTATGTTTATTTCCCTACCCGTTTGTCTCTCCTACCTTTCCTCTCTTTCCTTACAAACCCGTAATTCTAAATGTACAGACGTCTTTCTCGAAATCAAGTTTAAATTTAATTTCTTAACAATAAGACTGATCCCATTTTTTCATTTACAATGCCATCTAATGAACAATAACGGATTTTATAAACATACGCACCTTCTTTAGCAAATTCACCTTTAACTTTCCCGTCCCACCCTTTATTTACTTCATTGGTACTAAATAACCATTGACCCCAACGATCATATATTTCCATTTTATAACAACTTTGGTTAAGACCATAATCTGAAAATACAGGTTTAAAATAATCGTTTAAACCATCTTGATTAGCGGGTGTGAATGAGTTTGGAATATATACATTAAATTCATTTTTAACATCTACTATTTTGGTAATAGCCGCTGTACATCCCTCTACTGATTGTACTACTAATGTTATTTCATATCTACCTATTTTGTTTGGTATGTAAAGTAAGTTAACTGGGTTTCCAGTTGTACCATCAGATACAGTCCAAGTATAAGTGTGTCTACCTAAATTAAGTGTTTTATTTACAGTTTGTATTTCAGGAT